GTTGTACTTTGGTAGATTAAAACCAGGCTCTCAATGTATCAAGTGGATCCTTCTCCAATCTTAACATCTCTCCTACCCAATTCTCATCTATACCAATGGCCAGCATGGGTACACCGTGGGCCAAAGCCATTATCGCTTTGGCGCCCACAGGTGCCCCCCTAAACATCCCATACTGGTTAGCTCGCATTACTGCATCTAAGCCGGGTCGGATTGTTTCAATCCTCGCCCCGAACTTGACGTCGAGAGTAGTCCCTCGAATAGCTCTGGTCGCTGCGTTTGCAATTTGTTGTAGATATTGCTTATCTATGATTCGACGCGTGACAGCCCTGGCATAAGCCCATGCCCCCGGAAAATATGTCCTATCTTCTTCTGCATCCTCTGTGTGGGTCACCTCACCTCCACTCACTTCTTCAGTTTCACCACTGCAAGCTTGTGTGGTACACTTCTGACCTTCATCACTACTAGATTTCTTTTTGATGACAGTCCTGACAATCTGGTATCTGGTTGACGCCTCTGTCACTTCTTCCGAGAGCCCTCCTAGACTCACGTGCGTCCCGTATATTATGCTGAGCTCCCCCAGCGTCTTGCGCCATATCTTTGCCACGTACTTCATCATGGCCACGAAGAACTTGTTCACTACACACGGATTCGCGTTTCGCTCCAGTAGCTCAGTTCTCCTGGTTTCCATTGACTTCAACAGCGACGTAAGGTCATTAGGTATCACCGACTCAGTCGGGCCGTGGATGAAGGTGGCTACTCCTCTAGCTAAATACTGCCCGCCACCCCCATTCCGATGATCGACTCTCAAGAATTCAGCGATACTGCCTAAGAAACATTTTGCTGATTGGAAGCGAATCTTGTGCTTCCGAGCATTACGTTCAAAGTCTCGCACCGTTCTTAGTTTAGTGACAGAGGAGAAGACATCGTCTCCGTTATGTGTAGAGGGTACTTCGACGTCACCCGTCATCTGCTGTGTGTACACATAGTTCAAGACAGTATTTATGGCTGTGGTCAGTCGCCACCCGGACAGCAGCGTCGCGGTTGCTTTGTACCAACCACGTTCAGGGCACTTTATCTTCATCTCGTTTACAGACTGTATGACCCAATCTATAGAAGCCAACTGTTCATGAGTCAAGAC